CCTCACTCTTTCTTAATTTTTTTCATAAAAATAAGACCTTACGGTCTCGCTCTGATTTCCATGTATTCACCTTTCTGAATAGAAAAAGAGAGGCGTTAACCTCTCTTGTCTTTCTTTTTCTTCTTTTCTTTAATCAACGGATTTATAATAAGAATTCTCGTTGCACCAAGCATTGCTATTATACATATCACCACAAATACATTCATTTTTACTATTCCCCAAAACACATCATACATATTCTCAGTTGTAAGCTTAAATGTAATATTCGCATTAACCGTAATCAAAGCAAATATTGCGACAAACACAGCTATAATGGATATTATATTTGCATACAATCCATTAACGTTTTTACTTACTTTTTCATATTTTTCTGTCAAATCGTTATAAGTATCTTTCACATTTATAGTTTCTTCTGTAACTACTTTTCGCATGTCAGACACATCTTTGTTGGACATTTCTTCTTCAATATAATAATATTTTTTCCCACTATTTTCAGCTTCAAATTCCGATACAATCCCCTGATCAACTAAATCTCTCACGCAACGTACAGCCGTTCCTCTTGTTATTCGTAATTCATCTGAAATGCTTTTCATCGTCATTGGTGGATTTGTATTTAGTAAATGTTGTATTTCTTTTTTTATATTTCCCATTTCTATCCTCTCCTTCCACCGCTATTATACAGCAGAAGGAATGCGTTTCCAAGAAATATTCATTTCTTGGAAACTACCTCATAATACTTCCTTGGTACAGATTTTATCCCCAGTAAGTAATAATATAATTTATTCTAATCGGCACTGAACCAATATTGGTATTAAATACTGCATGCCAAGCTCCATTCTGATAAGTGCATCCTTCTACATGCACGCCAGTAGCAGCCCCATCACCGTTCGATACCATCACTGCAGTATTTCCATTTGAACTATTGCTAACACCCAACAAACTATTAATTTCTGAGTTGCTAAATAATTGTCTTGATGTTCCAGTCTTGCCAGCAGTTAACACTTTTGTTCCTGCAGTCATCCTGTGTACATTTCCTGGGAAAAAGTTAACTAAACTGCTCATACCTCGGCCGTTTATCCATGTATCTTTATCATCAACTACTAAGGATGGCACTGATGCCGAGCCGGCCTCATGAGATGGCTTCGTTGAAATTCTAGTAGATGAATTTCTAAGATATGTTTCTGTTTCATATACACCTATTTCCAGATTACATATAAATACTTTTGCGCAATCGACACCCTCTCCCAATCGAATTTCATCACCTTTAAAAATCGCAAGTTCTTCCGAACCTCTACGCACCTGTACGCTAGTTCCATCAACGTAAACATTGAATCCAGCAGCATTACCGATCGTAGCGGTTGGAGCATATACTGGTTCTGATGCTACTCTCCAGTTTGTGCCATCATATGTGAAGGTTACTGTTGCTCCATCAGTCCAGTATACATCCCTGACGCCTTGGATATACATTGCTTTTGTACCTGTACCAGCAATGTTAAGTGTTGGACTGGATGCTGTATTTGCATATCTGAATCGTACTGCGACAGTAGCACCGGCTTTGAGGGATAATGTTCCTAATGCAAGAGTTGCAACTTTCGCTACAGTTTCAGATGCGGTATCGCATGTCGCATAGAGCATTTGTCCATCTTTACCAGCTGTTCCTGTCTGCCCTTGTGGCCCCTGTGGTCCTTGTGGTCCTGTATTACCTTTCACTCCCTGAGGTCCCTGAGGACCTGTAGCTCCTGTGGCTCCCTTATCTCCTTTTTCGCCTTTCGCTCCTGTTTCACCTTTGATCTTACTCCATGTATAAGTTCCCACCGTAGTAGGATCCGCCCGATTAAAGTCCGTACACTGTCCAATGTAATCCCCGACTGTTTCTCCAGAATTTGATGTGAATGTCTTACCACCATCATTGGAGTATTTAATGTGCAAGTATGATGTTTTCCCATCTGCACCATTGGTTCCTGGGATTCCCTGTGTTCCCTGTTCACCTTGTAAGCCTTTAAATCTGTACCAGGTATATTTGCTTGGATCTGTCGAATCCGGCTCTGTATAGTCCACATAGGTTCCGATATAGGTATTCGGTATTTCTGACATCTGTGATGAGGTTGGATTCTCTACTGGGGAATATTTTATATGGAAATAACTGGTCTTCCCGTTCGTTCCGTCTTTACCAGCCGGACCTTGGGGACCTGTTGCTCCGGTGGCACCTGTCTCTCCTGTTGGACCGGGGATACCCTGTTCACCCTGGAGACCTTGCAATCCCTGTAAGCCTTGGGGGCCTTGTTCACCTTGTGGTCCCTGAGGACCTCTCTCGCCCTGAAGACCTTGTTCGCCCTGAGGGCCCTGTTCGCCAGTATCCCCTTTCTCCCCCTGTGGGCCTTGTGCTCCTGTCTCTCCTTTTTCTCCCTGCGGGCCCTGCGCTCCCGCTTCTCCATCAGATCCATCGTTGACATTACTGATCGTAACTTCGCAGGTTCCCCGCAACGTATCTCCCTGATCTCTTACCTCCAGTACGTACGTTGCTGTGCCAGATACATCCGATGCTTTTACAGTAACCGATTTTTCTTCCGAAATCTTTGTTCCTTCTTTTAACCAGGTTATTTTCAGATTGTCTGTGATGTCTTTGCCCCCGTCTATAACCTTTGCCGTCAGTGCTGTTGTTCCTTCTCCATTTTTGAACATGGTTCCGTCGCTCGAAACAACTGAACACTGATATGGCTTTGATGCATCCATTAATTTTTCAATCTGTTTGGTCGTTGTTTCACTTACTTCGCTCTTTAATTCAGAAAAATTGTCAAATGTCGTTTTATTATTTTTCTTATTCGTGAGACTTATAACCTGTTCTGTAACTCGTGCTTTCAAATATAGCGTCGGGTGGAATGCAGTATCTTCTATTGTTACTGTATCTCCGATTTGTGTGTCTACATAGCCTTCTACCGTATATTCTGCCTTCGGTACACACAAAGTTTTTAGTTTTGCCAGAGCCTTTGAGTACAGAGTGTTTTTGTCTTTCGTATCATAGCTCCATATCTTAACAGCATACCGATCTGTCGTGTAATCTGTTAGCATCGAAGGAAATCTATCCTTTGCCTGCACCGCCAGAATATTCGTGCCACTTGTCTGGTATTCAAGATTTCCATCCTTGTCATACTCTTTTTTACTCAATCCACTGATGGTTATGTTGTCTGTTCCATATGGACGAATCGCCGTGCATAGTTCTGTGATATCCATCTTTCTTTCGACGCCGTTAAGTCCTTTTCCATAACGGATTATCTCTCCTGACCGGTCCTGACCGATTCCCTGTGTTGTGTCCGAATGTTCCTTGTACACATTCATTGTGATCTGTTTCAACGAATAGTCATTATTCAGTTTCGGAACAAATTCTACTTCAGCATCGAAATTTGTTGCTAAAGAATATAATCGGCTCAGCATGTTATCACTTGACTCCCACGTGAGCCTTCTGGAATATGTTGATATTTCGTTGATACCTATCTTCACCGCTCCAGGCCCATCAAACACTTTCATATATTCTACGAAAGTCATAGCTTTCGATGCTGTGTATGCATCTTTTTCTTCTTCAAGCAGTTCAAACAGTAATGCGTAAGATTCTACTGTCACGGTATTTTCATCTTCGTCCGCACTCATGATGTTGAAATAATAATCTCTATCTTTATATTTGAATGCCAGGTGATTCCCGACCGTCAGATATTGTGCATCTTCATGCTTTGCCGCCACGCTGAATTCAAAGGTGCATGCAGCGCCTTTAAGATATGTATGCAGTTCATCATTATAAAAATGCAGTGCTTTAGGCACCCTGTTATCCATGAACGCTACTGCATGATTCCCTATATCAAGTACTGCAATCCTTACATTTTCCATCTATATAAACGCCTCCCTTATATATGCCTTCACCGTTGGTTCCGGCGTGCTAAATTCCGAACAATGTATCTGCACTGTTGTCTCTCCCGGTGGAGCCAGAAAATATGTACTTCCCAATACCTCGTCGTCCATGCTGATCACATTATCCACATACACCTTGGATGATTCTCCATCTACCCTTATTGTGCATCCGGGTTGGTATCTATTCGGGATGTCGTATCTGTAAGGAACTTTGTCCTTCCGGAAAGATAACTCTGTCAATAGCATTCTTCCCTTGTTTGCCTCCGTGGAAAAAAAGCTCTCTGTTGCTCCTTTCATGTTTCCCATGAATATCGTAACTGTTTTCGCTTTTTTTGCAGCAAGCGTATCATTCCGGAATTGATATTTTTTTCCACATATGTTGAACTCGAATAATCCTGCGTTTTTAGTAATAGAAATCAAGTTGCCGGACTTTGTTGTCAGGTTGGCATAGTTGGGTGTGAATTCAATTTTATTTTTGTCCTGTCCGCCTACACGGCACTTATAGTGTGCTGTATTGGAAGTCTTGGATGTTTTGTTAAAATAGATCAGCGCCAGGACTTCTCCCTGCTCATCACCGATTACAAACTGTAGGATTCCGGTCTGTCTTACTCTTTTGACTGTTTCATAGTCTACTCTACACTGCGCTTTGAAGTTTGCCGCACCAACTTCTCCATTTTCATCTGCAGGAAGTGTGATTGTTTTGCACGCCCCTCTGTAGTAATTTCCACTTCCGAGCGATGACAACGTTATCCAGGATCTTCCGTTGTAATTCAGACTCTTAAATGTTCCGGTTTTACCGAATGTCTTTTCTGAGGTCACTCCTTCACCTGTTGTCATCTGATCGAAGTCTGCGTACTTTGTTAGGTTGATTAGTTGTACAGACTTGTTCGCTTCTCCGTCATCTTCCTCATCGATACGTCCAAGTTCGATGGCGCCATATTGTGATACAATTCCGATGTATCCATTCTCATGGTTGTGTGTGATTTCATAGTCGATCGGCACTGCTTCCGATCCCTCATTTATAATGGTCATTTCCAGGATACCATCTTCGTTTTTTGCTGCAGTAAATTCTTTTTGTGTCGTTGACCATGCTATTCCTTCCGGTATCAACCAGTTTATGGTTCCTTCTCCCAGGCACCCTGTTTCCTCAAATTCCAAATCTCCTGTTGGGATTGCCCAGCAATATCTATCCGGCGTATTGCCAAATACCAGTTTTTTCGGTTCATCCACATTCAATATTTTCTGCAAAGCATCATATTTTTCTTTTATATTGTCAAGTATGGTAAATGGCATCGGTATTGTCTTCGCCTTATATGTTGTGTAGGAAAAATCGTCACCTTTTGTCACATCTCCCCTGCTTATCACATTGGGTTCCCAACTCGGGCCTACAAAAGGCGTAAAGCCCTGGAGAATATCTATGTATTCTCCAAGCTCTTTCCCGTCAAATTTCACTGATAAATTCATTCCTTTACGCCTCCGATCATATTCCTTAGTTTCTTCTGTTTGTCCAGTCCTTCTTGGATCGGATCAATGATTTCTTTCGCAATCGTCTTCTCGTTCAGCTTTATTTCAGCAATTATTGGTCTTGACCGAATTATTTTTGCCAACCTCTTGAGATCATTTTCTGACAGCTGATCTGTCATCTCTTCTTTTTTATGTCTTGCGTATTCTTCTGCAGTCGCCGAGGCTGTAAGTTTTCCTGCTATATAATCCTGCTGATTCATCGCTGTCGCATACACTTTTGGCATTATTTCTGCCAGGTCAAGCCCTTTTAATTTATCTGCTATCGCCTCAGTGTCTATCGCAGATACTGTTTTCTCAGCTACTGCTTCTGCAGATTGCACAGCACTTTTTGCCTCATCATCAATTCCAAGTCCAAAACCTTCGCTGAACCAGCGTCCCAGTTTTCTTGTTAATTTTGATGGAGAGTGTTCATCCAGCGCATGCTTCGCCGCTTTATATGCCGCTTTCGCCATTTCGGCAGCTTTTGATGCTGCACCCTTGATCCACGATCCGATTCCTCCTACAAAACCTTTGCCGAAATTATATCCAGGATCATGGCCGCTCACACTGCCTGCACCAGACTTTGCATTGCTTCCTAGAGATCTTCCGCCGGAATTTGCCTGTTTTGCTTTTCCACTTACACCGAAGCTATACTGGCTTCCAAATTTTCCACCCGTTCCGCTTGGGTTGACACTTCCAGCTCCTTTGTTGGCTGCATCCGCGTTTCCTTTTCCGGCCGTTCTTGCCTTTCCAACGATGCCGCTGATCCCCGAAGCGAATTTTGTACCGAATCCCTGTCCTGTTGCGGTCGGGCTTACACTTCCGGCTCCTTTGTTGGCCGCGTCTGCATTAGCTTTTCCTGCAGATGCCGAATCTTTGGTTTTGGATGATACTCCTATTCCAAAATACGACATCACTTTGTTTCCAAGGTTTTCCAATTGTTTCCCAACATCACCTGATGTAAACACATTCAGGAATGCTGATACAAATTCTCCTGCTTTGGTTAATACGTTCTCTTTTCCGGCTTCAACACCGTTTGCTGCACCATCCATCGCAAGCTTGAAGATCTCTTCTGTCTTCTTAGACGGCGAATGTTCATCCAGGGCTGATCTAAGAGATTCCAGAAACTCATCTACACCTTCTTTTGCCGGATCTTTCAGCTCATCAAAGCCTTCCAGCCCCTCCAATGCGCCGTATACCGCATTAGCGAATTTCTTCTTTGTCTTCTTATCTAAGCCATCGAACTGATCTAATATGCCATCTACGGCACCTTTCGCTTCTGATGACAGCTGACCTTTCATGTCTCCGGCTATCAATGCAGCTATTGCGGCCGGTGGAACTTTTTTCAGTTCATCTGCAGATTTTGGTGCTGCTTTAGCAAATTCTTCCAAGGCTGCTTTTGTGGCTTCAGATGCCTGTTTCTGCATCTCTTCTGTGAATCCCGGTGTTTTATTCTTCACTTCCTGCCGGATCAGATCTTCCGTCTTAGATACTTCAACTACCTGCTTCTGGAGCTCCTCGCTTGTAGCATTATTTGCAGTTTTTACTCCTGCAGTAATTTTATTAACTGCCGCTTCGATTGCATCTGCATTTCCACTCGCTGCCGCTTCCGCCAGCTGAGTATACTGCTCAATGTCACTCGCATATTGCGCCAGTGTATCAGAGCTCTCCTTATATGCGTCTTTATTAGCTTTCAGTGCCTTATTGGCATTATCTACATCTTCTTTTTGTTTCTGTATCTTTGCATCCAACGTTGCTACAAGAGCCTTATTTCCTTGCACAACGGCATCGCTTTTTTCTTTCTGCAGTTCTTCCAGTTTGGCGCTTTCTTTTTTTACAATATTCTCTGCCTTTTTCTTAGCTGTATATGCTTCACTAGCCTCTTGAGCCGCCTGCATCTGGTTGTTTACAGCTTCTTTATATTTCGCTTCCTGAGAAGTAAGAACAGCCTCTATCTTCTTCTGCTGAATCGTCTTCTGGATCTCTTCCTGCAGTTTTTGATAGTTTTGAATCTGGCCATTAGTAAGATTGATCTCTATTCCAAGCGCCGACGATAACTGAGACGTGATGAATGCCGCTCTGTCTGCTTCTCCATCTTTAACTTTTCCATTGGAATCAACTATCGTACTCAATTCATTGCTCAGTGACTGTAGACTATTTAACTCGATCAGATCTGCTGCCGCCTGTTTATCCTGAGTAGCCACCAGGTCTTCATAAGACTGCTTTCTCTCCTGAGCCACTTTCAGATTTTCCTCTGCTTCTTTTGTAGACTCTTTCAACTCTCTGGAATGCGCTTTTTCTGCTTCCGTCTGCTCAGACAATTTATTTCTCATTGCAGTGCTCACTGCAATCATTGCAGTTGTTGCCGCTACAGCTAAACCAATCGGATGCGCCTCTATTGCTTTCGTCAATCCTTCTTGCGCTGCTTTCAAAATATTTGTAGAAGCTGCTGCTAAACTTACTTTCCTTTGGAATAATCCAAGTACCGATTGCCCTGCTGTCAGCGTAACATTGTATTGCCTTCCGGTATATTTTGCTGCTTCCATCTGCTCTGCATAGCGACCGATAGCAGTCTGTGCAGTTTTCCACCATGAGGAGCTATTTTTTACAGCTTTCCCCAGTGTTGTAGTGGAATCCCCTAACTGTTTGGTGATTTTTAATTCTTTGTATGCAGCCACCAGCCCTGTGACTATCGGTATTGCTGTTTTGGTGTTTTTTGCAAGGAATTTCATTCCTTCTGCTACTTTCGGAAGTGTGCTCTTGGCAAGTTCTCCTCCAGCATTGACGATATCCCGAATCGGTTCAACGATGCCTTCTGCTACTGGTCCGAACTTATCCACCTCGTCGCAGGT